AATGGTTTCTGGTGCCAGCGAAGAAATGGGCGACATGGGAGCTGAAGAAATGCCAGAAAGCATTGAAGAATCTGCTGAATTAACAGCAGTTTCAAAGCCAGACAACAGCGACAAAGCTGATGTTAAAGCTAGCCCAGTAGCAAAACGCAATCCAATGATGGCTCGCCCAGCGACCAACTTTGCAGGCGGCGCTGCCCAAGGCGTAGTAAGCGGTACAACACCAGCTAAAGCCCCATCTGCACAAGATATGGGTGGAACTACTAAGCCAGCAATGTCAAAAGTTGCTAAACCCTCAGCTAGAGGTTAAACATCATGAACCTTCAGCCACTACGTGAAAATTTAAGTTTCGATCAAGCCAAAATGGTCGTTGAAACCAAAGAGTCAGCCAGTGGCGGTAAGGATCTCTACATGAAAGGGATTTTCATCCAAGGCGGTAAAGAAAACCATAACGGTCGTACTTACGGTGTTAATGAAATTTCTCGTGCAGTAGAGAGCATTAAGTCTAGACTAGATACTGGTTTCTCAGTGCTAGGTGAAGCCGACCACCCTGATGATCTTCAAGTAAACATTGACCGAGTAAGTCATATGATTACCGAGATGTGGATGGAAGGTGAAAACGGTTATGGTAAGCTAAAACTTATCCCAACCCCTATGGGAAATATTATCAAAACATTACTTGAAAGTGGTGTTAAGTTAGGTGTTAGCAGCCGCGGTAGCGGTAATGTTACAGAATCAGGCGCTGTTAGCGATTTTGAGATTGTAACAGTTGACGTTGTAGCACAACCTAGTGCTCCAGATGCCTATCCAACAGCAATTTATGAACGAGTAATGGGCAGTCGTAGACGAGCCGCCCTGATGGACGTGGCCTACGCGGCGACCTACGATAGGTCCGCACAAAAGCATCTCGAATCTGAGATGCGTAGATTCATTCAGAATCTGAAATAAGTCTGAGGAAAAAACATGACACAATTTACAGAAATGTTGGGTTCAGTAGTTTTATCCGAAGAGGTGCGTGAGAACATCAACGCCGCTTGGGAAAAACACTTATCCGAAAGCCGTGAATCAGTTACTGCTGATTTGCGCGAAGAATTTGCTGGTCGTTACGAACACGACAAAGGCCAGCTAATTGAAGCAATGGACAAGCTAATGCAAGAGACTATCTCTGCAGGTGCTGCCGATCTAAAAACTTTACGTGAAGAAGCAACTGCTCAACGTGTAAAGTATGCTGCAAAGATCAGTGAAGATGCAAAGTTGTTACAGAAATTTGTAATGGAAACATTGGCAAAAGAAGTAGCAGAACTAAAGTCTGACCGTAAATCACAAAAAGATGCAGTTGGTCAATTGGAAGAGTTTGCTTTACGTAAACTAACTTCTGAATTGAGCGAATTGCATGAAGACCACAAACAACTTGTTGACGCTCGCGTTAAGTTAGTTGCAGAAGGTCGCAAAGCTATTGCAGAAGCTCGTGGCACTTTCATCAAGAAAGCCAGCGAGAAAATCAATACAATGGTTGCTGAATCTTTCAAGAAAGAAGTAACACAATTAAAAGAAGACATCCGTACAGCCAAAGAAAATAACTTTGGTCGTAAGATTATGGAAGCCTTCGCTGCGGAGTTTATGGCAAGTAAATTTGCTGACGGTACAGCCGTTAGTGCATTGAACGGTAAGCTAGCAGAAATGAACACAAAACTATCAGAAGCTCAATCAACACTAACACAAAAAGAACAACAAATTAGCGAGTCGCTTCGTCGTCAGCGCATTGCGGAAGATCAAGCACAGCGAGTTCGCGTATTGCAGGACCTATGTTCACCATTGTCGAAAGACAAGCGTGGCATTATGGAAGAGTTATTAGAAAGCACAGATACTGCTAAACTAAAAGATCAATTCCAAAAGTACCTGCCATCTGTTTTAAACGAGGAAGTTCGTCGTGAGAAGAAACAACTTGTTGAAGGACAGCAATCACAGAAGACTGTGGTTACAGGTAATAAATCTCAAGTTGAGAATGTTACCGCCCCAGCCGAAGCTGATGAAACAATTCAACAACTTCGTAAACTCGCTGGTATTAAGAATTAATTAGGAGACATAATATGTCACAAGCTCTATTTGAAAGCAAAAACTGGTCTGCTACTAAGCAAGCCCTTACAGAAGGC